GGCTGGTCAACAAATATCAATCCAGCCAATAAAGGTGGACGACCAAAAGTTTCTCCTAACATGCTTCCAGCAGGCAAATCAAAAAAGAAGTAATAATGCCTCAGGTAGGAAAAAAGAAGTTCCCATACACCGCCACTGGAATGAAGGATGCCAAGATGGCAGCTAAGAAATCTGGTAAGAAGATGGTTTCGGCTCCTAAAAAAAAGATGAAGTAATGCCTGAAGATTCTCGCCTTAAACGAGCAGGTGTCACTGGGTACAACAAACCTAAAGCAACTCCTAAGCACCCGACTAAATCTCACGTGGTTGTAGCCAAGGTTGGTGACCAAGTGAAAACGATTCGATTTGGTCAGCAAGGTGTTAAGGGTTCACCGGAAGGTTCTGCCCGTAACAAAGCGTTCAAGGATCGTCATGCTTCTAACATTGCTAAAGGAAAAATGTCTGCCGCTTACTGGGCTAACAAAGTTAAGTGGTAGAATAAACCCAGTATGGGAACAAAAAGAGCTGTCCCAATTCAGGACAAAGCCAAGTTCTTCGCTTTAATAGCTTCAGGACGAAACATTAAAGATGCCTGTGCCGAAACAGGGGTACACGTAAATACGGGTTCCCGCTGGTTGAAACGAGCTAAAGAGCTTGAAGCGAACCGTAAAGAAGCAAACCATAAAGCCAACACTGGTGCAGGCAACGGTGGTCGCCAGGAACGGGCGCACATGGACTTCATGGATACCATTGATCTCCCATCTGCTATCCCGCATGACATGCTTTGCGAGGAAGCCCTTCGAGGGTTGGAAGATTTTGATTATTTTCGCCGGCGATATTTAGGGCGTGTGCCAAGCCCGTGGCAAGTCGAAGCTGCGTTGACTCTTGTTAAACTATTGGAGTCTGAAGAAAAAGAATTCGTAGTTCTTAACGTCCCCCCAGGCGCAGGCAAATCCACTTTGTTCCATGATGTTGCTGTGTGGGCGATAGTACGCAACCGCAGGGTGCGTGTCATGATCGGGTCAGTGTCGCAGAACATGGCGAAGATGTATTCCCGTCGTATTCGTGAAACGCTCGAAAGGGTTTCCCCAATTCTCCCTGATCCGATGATGGTACAAAAAGGTCTTGCTATTGACGCTGAAGGGTGCTTAACTATTGACTATGGACGATTCAAACCAGTGGACAAAGGTGCCTTATGGCGGGCAGAAGAATTTGTCGTGGAGCAACTTGACGGAAACGGCTTGGACAACAAAGAGCCAACTGTCCGTGCCTACGGAATTGAAGCAGAATTCATCGGACACCGAGCCGACCTCTGCCTTTTCGACGACGTTGCCTCACCAGATAACGCCCGTGAAAGCGTCGCAAGGGATAAATTACTGGAAAGATGGGATGGCGTTGCAGAAGCACGTTGCGACCCAGGTGGTTTACTGGCTGTTGTTGGACAGAGACTCGGATCAGGAGACCTCTACGCCCACTGCCTCTCAAAAGAAACCTACGACATTGAAGAAGACATCAGCTATGACGGGTCGGATGTTGAAACTCCTGAAGATGTTCAAGAAGGTCAACCTGTTCGGCAAAAAAAATACCGCCAAATAATCTATAAAGCGTATTATGAGGAACTAGACACAGGTAAAGAGTCCCGTTCATTCAAATCCCTGCCATACCCTGACGGTCCCCTGCTAGATCCCCGTCGTTTGCCGTGGAAAGACCTGTCATTTATTCGATACTCCAAACCTGACCTGTTTAACGTGGTGTATCAGCAAGAAGACCTTGATCTTGACACCCGACTGGTACACCGTACGTGGATTACAGGTGGGATGGGACCAGATGGGGTTGACTATCCAGGCTGTGTAGATAACCACCGTCAACCTGGGCATATCCCTGAAGGTTTAGCCCACCCGTGGATCAGTATCGTTGCAGTAGACCCATCTCCAACTATGTTTTGGGCGTTTGTATGGATCATCTACCAGCCTCAAACCAACCTTTATCACGTAGTGGATATCGAGCGTGTCAAATTATCCGCTGAAGAAGTCCTTGGATACGACACCATGACCGGTCAATACTCTGGGCTAATGGACGAATGGCAAGAACGGTCATACCAAATGGGTTATCCCATCTCTCACTGGGTTGTAGAAATCAACGCAGCCCAACGGTTCCTTTTAGCCCACGACTTTGTACGCAAATGGCAAGCCCTACATAGAGTCAATGTGATACCACATACCACCAGCCGCAACAAACTAGATGAATCACTAGGTGTCGAAGCCTTACTGCCAGCGGTGATTCGTTCAGGGGCTTTACGCCTACCTTCCATGAGTGGCAACTGGAAAACTTTGGCAGCTACAGACGAGTTAACTAAATGGGCTAGAGATAAAAAAAGCGGTACAGACATTGTTATGGCATTGTGGATGGCAATTTTGAACCTGCCAAACCTAACACAAGCAAAGGCTCCACCAAGGCAATGGCGACCAAAATGGCTATGATGTGTTATCGTTGCATTGTTTGTAACCAAAGGTGACGCATGAAATCAGTTGAAGAAATCGTTGATCTATACAGAGAGCGTCTTGAAGCGCAAGGTCCGATTCTCAATCAAATGCGGGAAGTACGCCGCCTAGCTAACGGCGATGTTGTTGTCCCTCTTAATGAACTTGACCGTTCAGCTCGTTCTTCTGTAGCTAACCTGCTTGTTCAGGGTCTAGATCAGATGTCTATGCGTGTCGCATCTACTATGCCTTCTCCTTATTTCCCTGCAATGCGTGAAGGGCAAGACCGTAGTATGGCTTTGGCTCGTGACCGGAAGCGAGCCATGCTTGCTATCTGGGATCAGAACCGCATGAACATGAAGATGCGTCGCCGTGCCAGGCACTTACTTGCGTATAGCAACTCGCCTATTTTTATTAAGCCTAACTTTGATAAGCGCATCCCTGAATGGCAGCTTCGCAACCCGCTTGATACCTTCCCTGCGCCAACTATAGATGTTGACAACCCAGTCCCAGATAACTGCATCTTCACATACGCCCGTACATACCGTTGGTTAACCCAAAACTACGGCTACAAAGTGGACGGGATCCTTCGTGTAGGGCAACCATCATGGGACACAATGTTCAAAATCCTTGAATACGTCTGCGACAACGAAGTAGTTACTTGCGTTATTGGCTCAGAAAAAGGCATAGCAATGGAATCGGGCGCACCATTCATGGGTGCCAACGTGGTTGAACTAGAACGAATCAGCAACAAAACAGGTATGCCACTCGTAGTAGTACCACAACGCATTACTCTTGACAAGCCACACGGACAATTCGATGGTCTGATGGGGATGTACTACACCCGTGCAAGATTGCAAGCCCTCACCGAAATCGCTATTGAACGTGGCATCTTCCCAGATGAATACCTGATTGCTCGCCCAGGCGAAAACCCAGAGATCATCCAGATTGCCGACGGTAAAACAGGGCAACTTGGTGTCGTTAAGGGTGGAGATATTCAGGTTCAAAACATCTCACCTGGATACAAAACAGACGTAGCTCTTGACCGTCTTGAACGCCAAGAACGCCTCGAAGGTTCTATCCCAGCAGAGTTCGGCGGAGAATCAGGCACCAACATCCGTACTGGTCGCCGTGGAGAAAACATCCTCGCAGCAACCGTTGACTTCCGTGTACAAGAAGCCCAAGATTTGTTTGCTTCGTCAATGGTTGAAGAAGACAAGATTGCTATCGGAATTGAAAAAGCCTATTGGGGTAACAACGCCAAATCATTCTTTGTTTCAGGCATGGGTGGGGGAGTCAAAGACTACACACCAAACAAACTATGGGAAACAGACTTCCATTATGTTTCATACTCCGCAGCCGGTTCCGACGTGAACAGTCTTATTGTGGGTCTTGGTCAGCGTCTAGGTACAGGACTTATGTCTAAAGAATCAGCTCGTGAAGCAGACCCACTTATCGCAGATCCAGAGATGGAAAAGGACCGCATCGTTGCTGAAGGAATCGAAGCTGCATTGTTGTCTTCTATTCAGGCACAAGCCGCAGATCCGAACGGTCCATACCAGCCAGACGACCTTGCATACATTGCTGAACAAGTTGCTTCTAACAAGATGACACTTCCTAAAGCAATCATGTCAGCGCAGAAGCGGGCGCAGGAACGACAGGCAGAAATGGCACCAGCTGGCGCACCTGAAACACAACCAGGGCTATCAGCACCAGGTATGGGTATGGAACAACCAGCAGGTCCACCAGCAGGTCCACCAAATATGGACGCAATGTTGGCTCAACTTGGCGGTGGCGCAGGTTCATCTGCACAGCCACAATCACCAGGTGGAGTAATGGCACTAGCTAATAGTCTTGGAGGGGCATAACAATGGCTAAGGATTATCCAAATCGTTCAGATCTTCGTGGGGGCAAAGTTCCCAAGATGGCTGCAACAGGACAAACATACGGTGAAGCAGGGAAACAAATGGCTTCCCAATCTGCTGTACCTATGGCTGCACCACCAACAGAAAACATCCCACAGGTTCAACCTGGTCAAATGGGTAATCTTCTTCGCCCAACTGAACGACCAACAGAACCCGTCACTGCCGGCGCATCGTTCGGTCCTGGTCCTACACCAATGACACAGTTCGTTGTTCCACGCAACAACGACCCAGTGCTGAACGAACTTCGTGGTTTGTATGAAGCGTTCCCTTCTGAAGAACTTGCCGACATGTTGGATTCATATGTCCGTGAAGGGTACTAATGGGTTTTTCACCATTCGATCCTGTTGATGAAGACCAATCCAACCTTGAAGTCCAGCAAACATTAAAGGCTGTATCAGACGCTAAAGCAACCGCAACCCCTGAAGTTGCTAAACGGATTAGCGACATCTACAAAAAGTCTCCTTACATTCCTGCTTCAGTCATTATTGCTATGGCTAAATCTGGTACTTCCGATGGTGCTGTTAATACAATTACAAATCTTGCTGGCAAACAAATGGTTGCCACAAACAATCCAAACAAGCCAGATAAACAATCATGGTTTGAACGCAACGTGTATGGCAAAGCGAAAGCTGCTTCTCGTTGGAGTTTCGCAGCGTTGCAACTTCTCCCTGACCTTGTACAAAATGCTGGTGCTGAAGCGTTCTCTGCTAACGACCCTGAAGGAACTAATGGATTTTTTAAGTCCACAAACCTTGGAACAATGCTTGCCGATTCAGGTCAAGCCGGTACAGGATTTTTTATTGGCGAAGAAGCCGCAAAGAATCAAGCGGCTCGTGCAAGGGAATTCCGTGGGACAATCAACGGCAGTGCTTGGACAGTAGGGCGTGGAGCCGCACAACTTGCTTTCACTCCTGGCTCCAAGGCTTACAGTGTCATGTCAGGTTTCCTTGACGCTGGTGTCAACATCCTTGCCGACCCGACTGGTCCTTTAGGATCAAAGATTCGTAATGTTGCAGCCATTGATGAGGCGTTGCCTAATGTTTTGCGTACAGCCAAATCTCGTACTTCTCGTGCAGCTATCCCAGGCTTGGCAGATGAAACGGCTATTGCTGGGGCTAGAGCTTTGGCTCGTGGCGAAGCAGGTATGTACACCGCCGAATCTATTGCCTTTGAACAATCCAAATTCGGCAAGTGGGTAACTACACATCCTGGTGCTGTTCGTGTTACTGAATGGGTCGCAGGTGTTGCAGCAGACACCACAACAACTCTTGAAACAAAAACTCGTATCATCTTGGAAAACATTGACGGGTTAAGCCCCGATGTTGCTAGAGAGTTCGCCCAGTCAAACACTGTTCAAAAGGTTCAAGGAGTTTTGGGTGAGGCTTCAGCAAGACTTGCTAACAATCCAGACAACATTCTTCTACCTAAAGACATTCGTAAAGTTTCTGCGGCTGGGGTAATTAAGCCTTGGCTTGATGACAATGTATCTGAACGGATTCCTTTTTACCGTTCTATCCGCAATGGGCGTATCCTTTCGGATGTCCCTGAGCAATCATTGATTATTAATGGTTCTGGTCTTGACAAATCAAAAGCAGTAAGAACATTTTCTAACTACCTTAAAGGTACAGGGTTTGCTGAAGATAGTGATGAATATATTGACATGATGGATACAGTTGTTCGTGCTGTAACCACCGAAGAAAAAGCTGCTTCCCGTGTCCACATGAAGGACGCTTACGACAAAGTATTCAAAGCTATCTATGAAAAAGCTGGTGGATCAAAAGAAGATGGTGTTCGCATTGGGCAAATAATGAAAGAGAAAGCCGACAAACTTCTTCTTGATGCCCGCACATATTCAATTAACGAATCTGGACTTCCTGACGATGGCGGGTTCCTTAAAGTCTTACTTGAACACACCAACCAAGACGAACTGTTAAAAACCTTTGGTCCAGAGACTTTGAATAACCCAACAATGATAAGTCCTGGTGCTTTAGTTGAATTAGCCGATGACGTTATGGTCCTTCCTGACTATAGGGAACTTCGAGCATTGACAGGCAAAATGGCTTTTGCCCGTAAAAGCAAAACAATTGACGGTGTTCGTATCCTTGCCGAGTACACACAAAACGAAATTTGGAAACCATTAACCCTAGCCAGTGGTGGTTACATTATGCGTAACATGATGGACGCTCAAACACGTATGGCTATGGGTGGACTAGCCAACGCTTTTACCGACCCTGTTGACATGATTATGTGGATTACTCGCCGTAAGGGAAAGTTTGACATTCTTGGAAACGAATTTGACAATGCTATTGGCAAAGAGGCAGCAGAGTATCGTCCTGAGTTTGAAAAATTCTATGAATCATTAACGTACGACATTTATCGCAACATGGAAGACAGCAGTGTCGCCAAGCAACGGATGGTTCGCACAGGTAGCTTTTCACAGATTGAACGCACCGGAAACAGGGATGCCCACACCAGTGCATATGTAGCCAACCTGCGTCAGATATTTATTGACCCTGTGATGAACCGGATGTCACGCATTTTTAGTGCCGCAGAAAGTCGTACAGACAGACTTGAAAAAGTTAAACAATGGCTTACATCACCAGCTGGGGCTAATGCAGCTGAATCGTTTAGGACTTACCTACAAACAGGTGTCAAATATGTTGACCCAAAAACAGGCAAAAATGATTTCATTAAACTTGGAAAAGACATCCCAGATAGTCTTCTCCACGAATGGGTAGACAAACTTCTCAACTCCAAAGTTGAAACCATTGTCCGTGGCGACGAAGAACTAAGAATCATTGCTGGACACAACCGTGTTCCACTAACAAAACTTGTCGATGGCAAGGTAACTCTTTTCAACCGTGAAGTCATTGACGCAGCTGATGTCAACTTTGCTAGAGATCTCCGTAGCGGTGATGGCGAAGTTGGAAGCATCATCAGCCTGTTTGACGGTACAGGCAGAGAATACGAAGGCATCATTATTGGTGAACGAGTAACTAAAGCCATTGAATACGACACCGCTTTTGGAGTTTCTGAACCAGGCAGAAAACTAATCATCCAACCTGTCCACCCTGGTGAGGCTTTTGATGGGGAAACAGGATCAGATGCTTTGCGTGGATTGCTTAACGCTAAAGGCGATGATGGCAAACTTGCTCAGGTTGTTAAACGCCCAGAAATGGGTGTTGCTAAAGACCCAAACATTTCTACAGAGTTCACCCAACTGCGCCGGAGAATGGTTGACTTCTTCTTTACCAGCATCAACGGCAAGGCAACACAGGTTCTTGAAAAGTCACCCACATTCCGTCAGTTTTATTTCAAAGAAGTCCTTGACACTGCTGACCTGTTAAGCCCAACCGAAGCCCGTAAGTTACTTGACGACATTGTTAAACGAGCCGACGCTGAAGGAATGAAACCAGCACGTTACGTTGGCAACAAAGAAACCTTAAAGAAACTTGCTGATGTAGCCGCAGATTCCACATCAAAAGCCACCGGCACAATTGACCAGCTTGACGGGTACGCCAAAGCTGTAGCTCTCAACCAAACAAAAGACCTACTCTACGACGCAAGCCGTAAAAGTAACCTCGAAGATATGCTCCGCATCATTGTCCCATTCGGCGGTGCATGGCGTGAAGTTCTCACGACCTACGCAACCAAAATGATTGAAGACCCAACCCGCATCCGCAAAGCCCAACTGATATTTGACGGTGGACGCAAATACGACAGCAGCATTACCGGTGGTCAAGAAGGACAAGGGTTCTTTTACAAGGATCCAGTAACAGGGGAATACTCGTTTAACTTCCCAGCGTCAGGATGGATCAGTGAACTCCTCACAGGGGTCAACGCCCCTATGCAGGCACCAGTCAAGCGACTATCCATTGGTCTTGGTGTTCTCCCTAGCATCGGTCCAGTAGCACAAATTGCTTATTCAAAACTTGCTCCAGACACCCCTAGTTTTGACTGGGTTACGTCAATCCTTTTGCCGTATGGTCGTAAAGAATCTGTTGGTTTTGTACCGATGTGGGCGAAGCGTATGGGTGAAGCATGGAACGCCAACACGACAAACCTTCAAAGCGTCTACGGCAATACCTACGTTGATGTACTTCGAGCGTTGTCAACCTCTGGCGAATACGACCTGTCTGACCCTAACGAAAAAGAACAGTTATTTGCTGATGCCCGATCTAAAGCTCGTGTCATAACAGGATTGAGGGCTTTGGGTCAATTCTTCGGTCCAACCAGTCCATCACCTGAGTTTCAAATTGAAACCGCATCTGGTGATATCTATGCAACCCAGCTAGTTAAAGAGTTCCAGAAACTTCAAGATCCGAACTCCATCGGGGCTGACGGTATTGCAGGAAACTACGACACAGCGGTTGAACGCTTCTTAAAGATTTACGGCAACGACGCCATCCTTTACTTGTCTAACAAAACTGAGTCGGTTGCTGGCGGTCTTGAAGCCACGGAACAGTTCGGTGATTGGGAACGCTCCAACGGTAAACTGTTTTCACAATACGCCGATGTTGCAGGGTTCATGGCTCCAGGTGGGGATGACTTCTCGTTTGAGGTATGGTCACGCCAGTTGGCAAGCGGAAAGCGTCGCCGTTTGACAGACCGTGAAATAGTTGACGCAGCCCAATACAAGGCAGCTTCAGCCCAGTACCGTTCTTTGCGGGATCAGTTGCCTGCTAACCCTTCAGAGAATCAAAGGACTTGGTTGCGGTCTTGGCGTGTCGAACTCAACAAGCAATACCCTGGCTTCCCTGTTGTTGCACAGTTCAACCCTGGTGAGTTCCCAGCCAAAATTGCTCAAATGAAAAACATGGTCAACGAAGAAAGTCTTGCCGACAACGATGTCGCCCAAGCATTGAAGCAGTACCTTGATGCCCGTGACAGTGCCTTGGCAAACGCATCTGCGGCTGGCTACTCATCACTTGACTCCATAGCTGCCGCACCACTTCGTGACTGGCTTGCAAGTATCGGTGTAGCACTAAAAGAAGAAACCCCAGAATTCGCACGTATATATGAAAGACTATTGTCTTACGAGGTAGAGGCTTAATATGGCAACAGATCCAAATCCAAAACTTGACGCCAACGGGCAACCAGTTGGGCAAACAACAAATCCAAAACCATCTCTGACAGCACCAGCAATTAGCGGTTCATCTTCTAATGCTTTACCAGCCGGACAAAAGATTCGCCCACGTCGTGCGCAAGCAATGCCTGGAAGTACTTTGCCTACAAGCGAAGAACAATTTTTTGACCCCAAAACAAGAATGTATACAGGTCAACAACTTGTCAACCCTAAAGGCTTCCTTGAACGCAGTCAGTACAGCTCCGATGAGGCATACGGAGAACTAGCAAAATACACCCCTGTTGAACGCCGTAATCTGTTGAATCGTTTTCAGCAGTTAGGGATATACGGTAAATCAAAACCTTCCAACAGTGGATTTGCAACTAGAGACTTGAACGCTATGCGTGAAGCAATGCTGTGGGCAAACGCTAACGGTGTAACAATTGAAGCAGCCCAAACACTCATGGCTTCCGAAGTAGGTTTCGCCCCATCCGGCGCAGCCAAAAGAATCCGCACCACCCCCAAGCAAGACTTAACTGCTGTATTCCGCCAAGCTGCAAGTTCCGTTCTTGGTCGTCAACTTTCTGATTCTGAAATCAACAAGTTCGTCAAGTCATACAACAGGATGGAAGTTACTGAAGGAACAGGTGGAGCTATTGCCCCCAATGCTGCTGTAGCTGCTGAACAGTTCGTTAAGACTGGCTCACCGCAAGAAGCACAAGCTATGGGGGCTTTAACCTTGACAAACATTATTGACAACGCAATTAAAGGACTTGGATAATGGCTACTGTAGAAGAACTACAAAAAGAAGCACAAGCCTTAAAAAAGGTATTTGATAAATACGACATATCTTCAAACCCTGATGGTAGTTACACAGTCGATGATAAGCGTCTTTCTGCTAAAGAATTTGGTGCAGCAAAGAAAGTTGCTAAATCAAATTATGATCGTGTTAATAAGCAATATAAACAACTGCAAGAAAAACGGACAGCAGGAACAAAACTTACTGAGTCGAATGTTTCTGAATTAAATACAGAACTACAAAAACTACAAACAGAAAACACCCGTAGAGCTGCCAACATAGCTGCTCAAAGAGGTGAAGGAAAATTTGGTGGTTCACAAACCGTTATTGATAACAACAATAAAAGAATAAAAGAGATAGAAAAAACTCTTATTTCTTTAGGTAGTACGCCACCGCAGGGACCTCAGCGTCCTGAAGGAATTGTAGCCACTCCTGCTTCGGCTGCTGTTTTTAGAAAAAAAGAAGGTTTTGCTCCTGGTAAAACTGATGCACAAAAGAAAAAAGACGAAAAGAAACCGCCTGGTGTTGTAACCAATAAAGTTGGTGACTCCCGTGTGGTCAATGGTGTAACGGAAAAATGGGATGGTACTAAATGGGTACCTGAAAAGAAAACTGCCGTTGCGGTTGTTGATTGGAAACCCAAGTTCCGTGAAATGTTCCCAAGTCAATCATGGTTGCTGGATTTAGACAGCACCAAATACTCTGGTCTTTTCAAGTTGCTTGAAACAGGTGTTAAAGACCAAATGTGGTTAACCACTGAAAGTCAACAGCGTTTTGCTGCACAACTTAACAACACAGATTTTTATCTCGAACTCAAAACCAACGACACAGTTAGAAACATCAAGTCTCTTGTTGGCGACCTTGGATTTGACACCGTGCCGTTTAACACTTTCCTTAAAGACACAATGAACTTCGGTTGGAAAGACGACACCCTCAAACAAAAAGTCTATGAAGAAGCCTTCCGTAAAGACCCAGCCACAGGTAACTACGTCAACACCACCACCGTTGAACGAGTACGCAAATCAAGCCCATACCTGTCGATAGCCAACATTGGTAAAGCGTTCTTCAGCACAGTCTCCGACAGCACCATCGCCGGAGTTTTGACTGGATCAATGATTCAAGACGATGTTGTCCGTCAACAGCGTGAACTGGCTAAAGGCAAATACGGTCATCTATCTAACCTGATTGATCAAGGTTTAAGCCTTGCAGACATTTCTGATTCATACAAAACACAAGCATCAAAAATTCTTGAACGGGACCCAAACAGTATTGACATGAGCCAAGGTGCCTATTCAAAAGCGTTTGACTTTGGAGAAGAAGGAAAGAAACGTCTGATGTCAACAAGCGAATGGGAAACTAACTTGCGTTCAGACGCTACTTTTGGTTGGGATAAAACACAGAACGCTAGGGATGAAGCCCGTGCTTTGGCTAGTAGCATTTCACAAGCATTTGGTAGGGTCATTTAATGAGTAACTTTGAAAACAGCGGTCTACCAAACATTGACTTTTCTAACATTGATTTCTCTAATGTCGATTTATCCGGTGTTGATTTATCTGGTATAGACATTCCTGGTATTGACGCAGCCGTTGCAGCTCCAGCAGTCGCAGCCCCGACACCCATGGCTTCTATCGCCCCGACACCCACCATGGCTCCTACATACACTCCGCCGGTACAAGATGCCAACACAGAATCAGCTTTCGGTATCCTCAAAAGCACTCTGGAGTATTACGGTTTAAGCGATAACGATTTGCTGTCCTCTGTACGGACCCTATGGACAAACAAAACCATCAAGCCAGGCGACAGCGTTGACGAAATCGGTATTCAGTTGCGTGACACTCCTGCGTTCAACAAACGGTTCCCTGCCAACAAAACCCTCAAAGACCAAAACAAGCCACAATTCTCAGTGTCTCAATACTTGCGTATGGAAGCAGACTATAAACAACGGCTTCAAGCAGCCAACATGCCTGCTGGTTTCTACGACGACCCAACCGACTTCCAGCAACTCATCGCCAACGATGTCTCGCCAGAAGAACTACAAGGACGCATAGATCAGGGATACCAAGCAGTAAAGAACGCCAGCCCTGCTGTCATCGCAGAATTCAAAAGACTCTACGGAGTTGGCGAAGGCGACCTAGCTGCATACTTCATTGACCCTCAACGAGCCAGACCAACCTTTGACCGGTACGAAGCACAACGCCAAGCACAAGCCGCAGCTGTATCTTCACAAGCACAAATCCAAGCTGGCATTGCGCTGACCGCACAAGAATCAGAATCCCTTGTTCGTTCTGGTATCACAGAAGCACAATCCCAAGCAGGGTTTGAACAAATTAGCGCACAGCAAGAACTATTCAACCCGTTATCAGGTGAACAAGCCATCAGCCGTGAACAACAAATCGCTGGCACATTCGGCACCAACGCCGAAGCACGTAAAGCAATCGCAAGCCGTAAGCGTTCACGACAAGCAGCATTTGAAACCGGTGGTGGATTTGCAACAGCACAAGGCGCATCAGCACTCGGCACAGTAGGGCAGTAGCACAACTACTTTTAAGTGTGTTAGTTTAAGTCTGATCCCGATGGGAAGACCTAGTTAACAGCCCCCCTAGTTAACTGGCGAAATACGGGGTGTAAACAAAAGCAGCCACCACAACCCTCCAGTGTGGTGCGGGCTAAAGGAGAGTGCCATATGTCAGAATACGAAGATTTCGATTCAGAATTCGACGACCAAACGGAAACCGAACCCACACAGAATCCTGTACGGGCAAGGATGAAGCAGTTGGAAAAAGAAGCCAGAGAGCT